CAATGATCTGCTGACGTAGCTTTTCACGCAGCTCTACCATATACTTACTACAGGCCTTGGCCGCAGCTTCCAGCTCTTCTCTACTGGGTACCGGAGGCGCGTCGTGATTGGGATCACCGCCATGCATTTGTGCGTACCAGTCGACAGGCCAGTTGTCTAGGCCATTGGGGAGGAAGCCAAGCTTCTTCATCTCCTGGTTGTGCACGATGATCATGATGTTGAACAGGGCTGCTGAGATGTGGTCCTCTTCTAGCAGGCCCATGTCAGCTTCCATTAGGTGCCGCTCCAATGACTCACGGGCACGTGCGTTGTCCTGACCTTTCGACCAGTTGTGGGTGCCGTACTTGACCGCACCCAAGCCTAGGTGACTACCCAAGCGGGACTTGAGGAACGGACTGATTAGGTCCGGACGTGGCTTACCTTCCGCGGTGTCGCGTCGGCTGCCTGTTTCGAACTCCTGTCGTTGGCCGCTGTCTTCCAGGCCAAACTCTTTATCTGCCATGATACTCTCCTGTTCCCGTGCGGGAAGATTAACCCGGCCGACGCTATACTGTTTGGTATAACGCCAGCCGGTACACTATGACTACTCACCATACAGGCTATCAAGCTGCTCTATGATTTCCTTGATCTCTGCCTTGGTGGAACCGATTGTCTCGTTGTGCACAGCGGCGTCGGCTCTCTTAACCTTCTCTGCTGCGGCCAAACGCTTCGTAGCGTCTTGTAATGACTCCAACAATGCTTCCTTGCTGATGGGGTCTTGGGCTTCTCCGTCTGCGGCCATATCTAGCCTCCTTCTGTTGTGGGTACCGGTCTCGATGTATCACAAAGTTCGTAGTAACGCAGCACTGCTGACTGCATATCAAACAGGTAGGGCTCTATACTGGCTGCTACAGTTATTGGACTGTCACAGATGGCTGCACGAATGTCTTCGGGCATTGCGTAATTGCTCCCGTAGCCCCAGGAACGTAACACGTCCTGCAGTGCTGGCAGTTTACGCATGCTCATGCTCATCCCCTGCGAATAAATACCCGAGACGTCCAGTAACTCATTATTAGTTGACCAGCGAGAACGCAGATCAGTCATGTATACTTGTGGCAGGTGACACCCGTACGTGAATGCCTTATTGACCAGCATGGGCCACATATCAATTTGAATCTTCCAACCCGCATAGCATTTCTTATCCAACACCATGCCACCCGCCAGTTCCTGACTAGCGCTTGTTATGTAGCCAGTTATTGCGTTGATTACCTGATCCTCGGCATCAAACACATGAATGGTTCGTGCACCGTCTCTCTGCCCTTCAGGGTCTGTTGCTATTCTGTGATCGTCACACAACAAGAAGTGTGTGGTGGTCACGCCCGACAGAAACGAGCACTGAACGACGTCCCTATAGGGGTCGTACATGCCGGCCGACGATATGGCATTCTCACGCAACTGTGCCGCCCGCTCCGGGTCGGTTACGTCGAATGGTAATTGAGGCGGGTGTTCCTCAGCTCGCTCAAGGTCAGCTTGTGTCGTCAGGTAGATAAACACTAATTGATTCGGATCTACAGCGTCGCGCATTGCGGCTCCTTTTCGTCTGTAGTTAGACGTACAACTGCGGCCTGTGGCCAACAGCGTGATTGTGCTAATTCCATGCCTGCTCTCGTGAATACATCTGCATTCGTCATGAACACATACAGCCAAGGAACTGTCCCCACGTAGAAGATGTCACCCTGCCCTACACCGCGACGATGCTGCTTGACCCACTCGGAATCCAGCGACATTCGTATCAGCTCTTCAGACAACTCAATGACTGTATTCGATAGCATCTCAGCAATCGGCATTTGCATGATGAGGCAGTAATCGTCTATGCTCCAGGCACCGGTAAGGAACTGAGCAGGGTCGAACGTGACCTCAGCGCCAGCCGTAGTTACCATGGCTAGCGTGATATGTTTTATCTTAGGTGTCATTCTAACCCCCATTCAAATGGACCGAACTGTGATATGAAATGCTCAAGGTCTTGGACTATAATCGTATAACCACCGATTATAGCTAATGCAGTGTACCGTGGTCGTAGCCACGACGGAAGCCCATGCCAAGAGTGCGCCACGGCGCTATAGGCGATACCGATATTGCCAGCACGTGCCAGTATGACTGGGAACTCTGTCTCGCATCGTTCCTCGTCGTAATCCGCAAGCATCTCCCAACGATCCAACACATCTTTGTGCTTACCCGTAACACTGAGCGCATCTACGACCCACTGCTTAACTAGACCAGCGTGGCCGCTATTGATCAGCGCTTGTTGCAGCACAGCTTTCGTACGTGGCCATTGTGCCTCGTCGAAGTCTACCGTACCAAAGAGCTTGCGCTCAACGGTTGGTAGTTGGCGTTGAACCAAGCTGAGCCCTCGAAGCACACGACGTGCCACAAAGTCTTCAGCCTTTTGATCCGTAAGGGTTTCACCCCTCTGGTACCTTTGCTCCGCTTCCTTCCACCCCATCGATGTCACTCTCCTCTGAGTTCTTATTGTCTTCCACTTCTTCCGGTGTTGGCATGTACTTGGTTTCGAACTCAAAACCACAGCCGCGAATACGCATTTCTTCTCGGATCCCCATGATCACGTCCTGGTTATCGTAAAGCAGTCGCACGAAGTCCTCGTCAGACTTGATTGACTTCTTGCTAAGCGCCTTGCATGTTATCCCTGCGCTGTGTCGATATAGCTGCTCCTTGGTGAACGGAGAGTAGTTGCTGCTGATAAGAAACTCAGCATCAGTCTTGACCAGATCGAACCCAGAGCCCCAACGCAAGTATAGCCGTAGCTGACGACCGCGTGGAGACAGCTTGTTCTTCTCGGTTGTCAACGTAATGATGTCCCCGATACGTAGGCTCTTCTCCTTATCTACCCACGGTACAGCATCTACATCCACGACGTACGTGGCATGGATACCGATGGCCTCCTGTGCCAGTGCTGACTTGGTATCACCGCCACCACCGAAAGATCTACCAGTCTTGATCTTGGATGTCTCGTGTGATGTGAGCATCAGTAACGTCTGTGTCTGATTGAACCGGCCCATACGATCGCGCAAGTACTGACGTAGCTTACGTGCGTGTAATGCCAACGCAGGTGTACCGTGTACGTCAGCGATATCTAGCTCGGCGTAGTCTGCTAGACCCAACGAACTCAGCGAGTCGATACCCACCAAGATCGGCGACTCCATGTTTGGATCCAACGGATCAGTATACACTGTCTTCTTGGGTCTGCCGTCTGCCGTTTTACCGCCGCCAAAGCCGCCACGAATTTGAGCGATAACCTCGTCCACACGTTCCAGACACGTTTCAAACGTTTGGATCTCGTCGATAGCTAGATCGTCTGGATCAGCTCCAAATGATGCTACGTAGTCAGCAGGTGCCATAGCTCCCTCTGATTCCACGTGAAAGCACCAGGCCTTGGATAGTAGCTGTGCAGAGGCGTACATGAGATACATGAACGAACTCTTACCCTTACTGTACTTGGCCCTGAACTGAATCATACGGCCAGCAAGTAATCCCCGCGCTCCGAATAACCATTCGAGCGCAACACTAGGTAGCTTGGCGTTGGGGTTGACAAAATCAATGTAACGCCAACGGGCCATCATCTGACTCACTGTGCATACAGTGCCGTCAACTTGGTTCGCGTTAAGTCGATGCACCAGGGCCTTACCACGCTGTGATGGGTCCGGTGTGGATATCAAATCCTTCTTTGTCTTCTTAGCCATTGAAGGCCTCCTATACGCTTGTTGTACGTGAGAAAGAGGGGGGAGGCGCTTGTGCCTCCCCCCTCAGTATTAACTATGCTTGTGGGGCCTGCGTCTTCAGACCTTCAACCTTCGTCATGAAGTCGGCTTCGTTGAAGCCTTCTCCTACCGGTTCACCTGGCACGCCAGCTGCAGGTGCTCCTGGTGCTGCCGGTGCTGCCGGTGCCGCTGCCGGTGCTGCCGCCATGTTGGCAGCTACGCCTGTCGCTTCCGCTGTAGGCGCCGCTGGAGCCACACCTGCTGTCGGAGCTGCCAGTGGTGGCGCTGTTACCGGAGCCACTGCTGGAGCCGCTACTGGGGCCACACCCACTACTGGAGCCACACCCACTACTGGAGCCACACCCACTACTGGAGCCACACCCACTACTGGAGCCACACCCACTACCGGGGCTGCTGCAGGTACAGTTACCGCACCCGGGACCGTGACCGCAGGTGCCGGATTAATCGGAACCGGAGCTACCGTGGACTGAGGCACAGGAGGCATACCAGGTACACCACCTACAGGTACACCGCCGCCTACAGGCACGCCAGCACCAGCTACAGGCACACCAGCACCAGCTACAGGAGCTCCTGCAGGGGATGCGCCAAATCCTGACGGGACTGTGGACATACCACCTAGTGCCGCCGGGGGATCTGGGATACGGAAGTTAGGGAACGCTAACTTCAGTAACGAATGCTCATGGATGCCAGAAGGCGAACGCCCGTTCAGCAGGATGATCAACTCTTCGACGAGTTCCTCTTCCGTAGGTATATTGATAAACTCAGCCGGAGTACTCATGTTCTGTCGTTGCGACATGACCGCCTGATCAAGTGCACGACGCACTATCTGCTGTGTGTTATCCAAGGCCAGGTTAACGTGGTACTTGGAGTACTCACCCTGTGCGTCACCCTTCTGACACATCAGTGCGGGTCCTGTGTTGGGATCAGTCAGATCACCTACCGCGTACTGCAGCAAGTAGTTCTGCTGAATCACCTCTTCAGGGATGTTGTTCCGCTGGAACACCAGGCCTTCCTTCGGATCCAGTAAGGAGTCCGTGGAACTTTTGGTGAACACGCCAACCTGTGTGCCGAGCGTCGGCTGGTTGAGGTTCCAGGTGTTAGCAATAAGATGCGGGATTGTCCGGCCATACGCGGCACGGATCTTACCTTTACCTTCGCCTACATCTTCGAGCAGGTAACTCCAAGTATTGGGGTCAGTGTTGATAGTCTGAAACAACTGATCCAGGGGACAGAATACGTCTGTTCCCGTAAGTGCAAACGTCTTAGGTGACAGCAGATCCTTGCGGCTTCCGTAACCGCCCTTGCCGTGACCTACGAATCGGTTGATGTGTACCAGCATAGCCCAGTCCGTGAGCGCACCGTCAGGCAACGCGAATGGCACGAACGATGTGCCCGGGTCTGGGTTGTTGGGGTCAAACGCAGGGAGGATCCGAAATATCATGGCATCCTTCCCGGTCATGTGTTCGTATTTGACGTGGTCCTTGAAGATAAACTTCCGGGTGCCTCGTCCAATACCACCATTCTTGACTTGGTCGTTAAGTCCCATTATTAGCTCCTTATGCTATGGGGATTTTCACTGTATTATTACACTGTATCACTGTATCACTACTTCACTTTCTCACCCCACCGGGTCATTAGGTCGATGTCGATATCTAATCGCAACGAACTGCATGGCCTAACCGGGATGTCGATGTTACCCATTGTGGCGTGAAACATCGTCTTCGTTACTTCGATTTCGGCTTCTGGAACTTCGAGCATAAACGCGTCATGGATCTGGTTTACCAACTTAAAGTGCAGCGCGTGCTGCTTACGATAACGTTCCATTAACCACAATGCTAACATGCATGTGTCTGCTACTGTGCTTTGAATCATGTGTTAATGCGCCGGCTCTTTATCCGACGCTTCTACTGAGTAAACCTTGCTACGTATTCGCAAATGAAGGCCCTAAATTCGGCCTCCGTCCGCGTGCCCTTCAGGTAGTTACAATCTATGCAGGTCAAATGAAAATTCGACACGTGGTGGGTTCCGTGACGTGTTATCGGCGTCGCGTGGTCCACACTAATGTTCGAAAAGGTTAGCGTACAGCCACAATAGGCGCATAAGCCATCTTGTGACTCGTATAGCCGTGCTAGATCCTGAGGTTTGCACACCCAGGGTAGCTCAGCTAAGCTGATACGCCTGAGCAACTCCTTACGGCGGAGCTGCGTGGCGACCGAATTAACGGCGTACGCCTTTCTTCGCCAAAAAGCTGGTGCCGATATGTCAGTATCAGCCGCCAACCTACCAGGCTGCGTATACACGCGTGTTAAGCACGAATCACAAATCTTGTTGAGTTTACCCTTACGCCCACGCTGGGTCGTTCGGTACTCGCTAAGTCTGCGCTTCCTCTTACACAAAGTGCAACGTTGCCAGCCAGTGACCCGCAATTTTTCATTCTCCTGTAACTCTGCTTCCTTCCTGTCAGCACGACTATGCCTTGCAGCATTACGTTTCCAGACGCGGTGGCAATCTTTGCACCGCGGCCCTTCAATCGCTGCTGATTTAGCACAATCCTTACATAACCGGGTTTCCTGCTTCTCAGTAGTTCGGACCATATCATACTCCTTGCGGAGTCAGGGCGCTCGTGGGTACATTACTGGCTGTTCTAGCCTCGGTACCTGGTCTCTGCACCTTGTCAGACTCCCATCTGACCTTGGCTCAGGATTCCCTGACTTCAGTAACAAATTACTATATCAAGCTACTGTAGTCAAGCAAATGGGTTCCCTGAGTTCACCCTGTTTTACTTCCCCCTCCTACACGGCAGGGAAGTTCTGCGCCTGACGCTTCATCGACGACAGAATTCTGTCATCGCGTGTGTCCGCGAACCTACGCATACGTCCCCATGGGTTTACCAGGAACCGTGGGTCTTCTACACTGTCCCCACAGGACTCCATGAACGTCCAAGCCACCGGATAGGTTACTGTTTTCCACGCAACCATCATCTCAGCGATCTCGGATGCCAACTGAGCTAAGTCAGTTGGTGTACCCGTTTCAGCCTTAACTTGGCGCGCTATGTCTAACGCTCCTCTTCCATACGGAATGCCAAAGTTGCTTACCACTACAGTTTTCACTGCCGGTCTCCCGTTTGTGGTCTGGACTTTCTCTTCACCCGCTAGGGGTGCACCGTATAAAGTCTCTACACTCGGAGCTATGCTCCTAGCTCGGGATTGGCATATCACTTTCATGACTTAGCGTTCCCCGAATTAGCGGTGTTGTCATCTATGCATTGCTGCATAGAGATCCCAATTACTTGCTGACCCTCAGGCCAGAATTCAAACAAAGCTGCTTGCAACATCGATGCCGTAACCCGCGTCTTGAACGTGCCGCGCCTAGCTAGGCTATGCACGCGTCCATGACACCTACGACACAACGGTATGATGTTCGTGACCGTAATATTACACAGGTCACCGTCGACGTGATGTACATCCACGGCCGCCCCTGTTTCACTGTGATCCCTACCACATATGATACAATCACTCCCCCACGCAGCGAAAGACGCAGCGCGATAACCAGCTCTGCGCTCCGCAGACAGCTTAACCTTATTGTTAGCGTACGTCCCGCTATTTGACCAGTGCGTCGTGCCCCTGGCGGTCATAGCATCAGCGTAGTAGTCGTTCCAGTACCGCCTGTGGCAGTGTGGGCAGCGATGTTTACGTGTTCTTCCAATAAACGTAAACTCCGCGCCACAGTCCTCACAGGTAAGCAGGCGTTCAACTACGGTATGTGCCAGCGCACAGCTTCGTGTGCAGTATTTCGTTCCGGGGTTCCGGGACGTAAACTCTGTGCTGCACCCGACACATGTATGTACGTACGCTTTGTGCGCATTGCCGTAATCGACTTTGCATTTGTCAGAGCAATAGACGTTACGCTTTGTGAACGGTTTGAATTCTTTGCCGCACTGTCTACACTTACGTGGAGCATCCCATAGTTTACGTTTCCGTAACCTGATGGACTTGCTATTACACCTTGGTGAGCAGTACATTTTTCTAGGGTCCCGGGCAACGAAAGGTTGCCCGCATGTCTTACAGTTTATAGTTTTAGCTTCCATACAAACACTTTAACCTAAGACATTGAGCTAAATCAAGTAAAAAGTGCGAGATTCTTGGCACTCACGCGTATTCCGTCTTTGAATTCTCCTCGTGTTAACCGTCGACCTTTCTGGTCTAAATAGAACAGTTCCTTCTGTACAGCTTTGAACTTATCCATGTCCCTAGCCGCCAGATCCAACAAGTATTTTTCCGATACCGTGTTACCGCTTTCATCCTGCAGTACAAGTCCGAACGCTGTAATCGCTGTCATGTCATGCATATCCTTACCCGGCGTCGTCAGAGCCGACCACATTGTCGGATCCTCAGATAGTGACGCCAGCACGAACAGTTCAGCTTGTTTGTAATCAGCTTCCATGAAGTAATAGCCGTCAGACGGGACGACTACAGTACGGAGTAACGGGGGTGTCGCTTCCTTACTCCCGAATATCTGCTCCATGTAACCCTCAGCACGCTTAGGCCAGTTCTGACAGTTAGGCTTATTTGTCCGGAATCGTCCGGTATCTGAGAGCTGCGAGAAATGGGAGTGCATACGGCCGTCAAGCCATATCTTGGCAGGAATTCCGCCACCCTTACTGTTCTCGTCATCATCCTCACCTGCGTGGCGTAGCCAGACCTTACACGCCTGATCCACCTTACGTAGCTGTGCCAGTACCTTGACCGCGGGGTGTTTCTCCTCCAGAATCTCCAACGTTGTTTTGTCCGTTGATGGCTGGTGGACCTGTACGCCGTTATTACAGGCGTTACGCATGTACTCACCCCAGGGTTTACCCTTGGTCGTTTTGATAGGCGTTAGCTCTAGCTTATCAAATAACAGCGTACGTACCTGTACTACCGAACCGTGCTTGAAGTCCGGTAACCCTTGCTGGGCTGCCATGATCTTAAGCTGAGTCATAAGGTTTTGCTTCTTAACCCGGTAGCGTTGAATCATATCTTCTAAACGTTCTTGGTCTATTCGCAAGCCCGTACGTTCGATCTCGTATAGCGATCTCTGTGTTGCTAACGTGATATCCCACAAACTCGGGTAGTCACCGCGTGGCTGTTTGAACGGCTGCAAGAGTTGCAGCTGCTTAAGCATGATGCGTAGTGGTGCGTCTACATCCTTGGCAGCATACGTGTTGAATATGTCACGTGGAATTAGTCCGTAACCATACTTGGTCTCTTTCTTATGTGTATCGCGCCACTGTACCACTTTGGTGTCGTAGCGTCCCATATTGGTGTACTTTACAGTACACTCTGTCAAGCTGAACGGTCCTGTCTCGTTGATGACGTGCTCGGCAAGCATGGGATCGTACACTACCCGCTCACGGATATCGATCTGCTGCAATGCCAGTAGCATTTCGCCATCAGAGATCACGTTGTGGCCCATCAGGCCCACCCGTGGATCTTCAAGCAACGTTTTGAGTATCGCCCAGGCCTCCTCTGGCTTATCCATCACAGGCCCGTTCTCGTCATGGAATTCTACAACAACCGCCTTGCCAACCTCGTTAGAAAACTGGAAGAGTCGTATGTAGCTATCGGGGTGCATCCATGTACGCGCATGCCATTCCGCATCAATTGACAGGAACAAGCGATCTGACTCAGACCACAGTTGCGCCACGATTTCACTCAATCGATCAGCTGTCTGAACAACCTCGAACTCGGTCTCGTCATGTACGTTATCGACACCTTGTTGTACTGCCGCTAGCTTACGTAGATCCTGCCTGAACGTATCACTTACGTCTGGTGATCGAGCCACCATTGACGGGTTGTAGATGGCAAATACCTTGATGCTGGGATCGCCGGGGAAAGGTACTACCTCACCTCGATAATCCGCCAGCTTATAGGTGCGGCCCATGACAGCCTTAACGGCTGGCGCCCCCATACACACGATAATCTCTGGCTTAGCCCGAACGATCTCTTCCATCAACATCGGGTTACACATCTTCAAGTCGCCAGCATTCGAGGCTCGATTCCCCGGTGTCGGATACTTGATGGCATTAGTGACCCATGCATCATCGGTATCAACACCGGCGTTACGCGCTTCAGCGAAGAACAGCGAACCCGCAGGTCCAGTGAATACGCTCTTGTTACGCACATCAGACTCGCATGGACGTTCCGCGACATACATTGTCTTACAGGGCAGCTTCCCGGTTCCTACGATCCACAGCAAGTTGTCTACAGTCTGTGTCTCCTCTATCCACGTAGGACCGTCAGGTTTCTTTTCCTTTTTCACCATTATTACTCCTTACATAACGACCGTATCTTGATACCAATTAGCACTACGGTTCAATGTCAACTTGCGCTCCGCGTAACCTTCATAACTGTAATGCGGCCTTTGTTTTTTTGTATTCCCTGTAAAGTGTAGGGTTCGAGCATCCAAAATACGCAACAGATGAGCACGCATCGTGGTGTTATATTCATCTGGCATGCGTGCAGCATAGCTGCGACGTGAAAGCTCTGTCCAGACTATCATGCCTGGGGCTATGCACGTACGATCGACGGGCTTTGTAGTAAGCACCTCGTCGAAGTCACGCAGCAGATCGCCACGTAGGTACAAGAACCCTTCCTCCACTAGAGGATCGTTATCAACACGTCCAATCGCTTTAAGCCCTGGACGTATATCACGTAACTCGACAGGGTTAGCTACCCATAGTAGTTTCTTATCTGGCTTGAACGTCTGTAGGGATTCCACGCTCGCCCTAAAGTCGATGTCAGGATCTGCGTACAACATCTCATCCAACCCCAGTAGGTTGGGTAAGCCAGCCCGCATACGATCGTAGTACAACAACCGCCCGGTCATGTCTACTTTAGGTACGAACTTGACCTGGACGAAGTACTTATCAGCACGGCTGGCAAACGCAGCCAGCACCTCGTGGTCTGTCCCATCATCAACCGGAACCACTAGATGTAAGTCAGCGTCTGGCATCGTCTGCTTCGCCAGGTACACCCACCGAGCTAGATGCGTTTGCATCCAGCCATCGAGATCACAGATCGTTACGATATTCATTATCCAACCTTCTTAGCTATGAACTTAGCCTGTACTTTGTGTAGCAAGACCCAACCACGCTTGGTCAACCAGCTTTCGAGTTCAGCCTGCAGTTTGAGCATGCTCTCCTTCGACGGTGTATGACTGTCGAGTGCCGGGTACAACTCAACCACCATTGTACACTCCGCTTTCGCTGCGAGATTGATGCTTTTAAGTATGCGGTAACGAGTAGCACGCTTGAGGAACATGAATATGTAATTGGCGAGTACGATATCAGCCGTATTTTCGAATAACGGCATCGCTCGTTCGTCCAGATCAACAGCGCAACCGTAATCACCGACCATATCGAAGCCCAGGATATTGTGACAGCCCTTACCCTTGAGGAAGTCAATATTACGGCCACAACCGCAACCGATATCCAGAATCGCTGCCGATTTCCATGAATCAGCGGTTATCCAATGCTGTTGGCCGAATACGTAATGCAGCTTCGACTTAAGGTAGGGTGAAGGTTTGTCCTTCTGTGGGCATCGTACACAGTGTTTATCCAGCATATGCTGTCTTGTCATATTACCATCCTGTAGTTCAGGAGATCGACGCCAGCCGCGTGTGCAGCATGGCCAATCTGCCTCCAGATTTCGTTTTGGGGCGCCGCACCGGCGTCCTTGTATCCGTCGAGCGAGATTTTGACCAGCCCGTCTACTTGACGGCCCAGGTTACTGATGAGCGCCTGCATCTCAGGCTCAGCATCACCAGGATCAAACAGCAAGATCACAATCTTCCAGTACGCCTTCAAGAAGCGTGTCTGGTACTCTGTGATGTTCTTACCAAATGTAGCTACGGCACAGCGACCTACGGACCATACGTCCGTAACACCCTCGCATACCACGACCACGTCACTTTGCCGTGCCCAGTCGTAGTTGTAGAGAATGCGGCCCTTGTCAAGGCCAGGCGACGTGAAGTACTTAGGTGGCCGAATCCAATCACCGTCAGGATCTTGAATATAGCCCATCGCCTCACAATTATCATCAGGCACTTTGTCCGGATCATACAGCAGGCGTGACTGCCACCCTACGAGTTTCTCGTTTATCCAGACTGGCATGATCATCGTATTACTGGTGTCAAACACACCACCCATGAACGTCTGACCGGTCGTACAATAACGCACACCATAATGTTTGCTGATCAACTTGGCGTCGAACTCTCGATCCTCCAGATAAAGCATCAGAGGATTATCCGGGTCCAGAGCTTCGATCGGCAAGAGATCACCGGGTGCGTTCACGTTTGTGGGTAATGTTGGTATCGACCTTGGCGCTTGTTGCTGCTGGGCAATACGCACATCCCCAAGCAGTTTCTGCACGTGGCCGCTCATACATCCGCGCCAACACTGATAGAAGCCGGTGCTGGCGTTGATAGATAACTTGCGCTTGCCGCAGACGGGACAGTTCACGATGAGCTCAAGGCCGTGTTTGCCTCGGCTACGTCGCACCTGCCCAAATTTACTTCGCAGATACTGCTCTAAGTTCGGGATATGCATAGTTCACCTGGCGCTTTACGTTTTGATATAAGTGTGCTGAGTATCCTTCTAGATTCTTCGACCGTAGTATGGCCTCTGCTGCCGTGTATGCGCGACTGTCAGTCCAGAACGCCAACGTAGGGCTCTGGTAGATACGCGCATGCTTACCGTCCGGGTTATCCCGATTCTTCATGATAGACACGACCAGCTGTCGATTACACGCGGGCATCTCCTCATCATCGTCATCGCGGATCTTTCGCTTCTTCTGCTCCTTCGGCTTGATCTCGATGGCTGGTGCAAGTCCTATGCTTAAGTCGAGCGGGTCGTTCTTATGATACCCGTAAGCTGTATGCTGCTTCATGAGTATCTCTCGCCCCTCAGCATCACGTGTCGCTTGCGTTGCCCACCACATCGCCAAGTTATACCGTCGTCCCATTTCAGCGAGGGCCTCAGATATCTTGATGTGTATGGTGTCTTCGCGCATGTTCTTCGTGACGTTCAACCCACCCGAATCGATCTTATCTAACCAGTCGATGCAACAAAGCTTGCACTGCTCAACGGTGCCCTTCTTGGCCTCGTTAGTTAGCCACTTCTGGATCATCGTATCGATGTCAGCGACTGTAGGTGCTCGCTTACTCATGTCGCAGATGCAGCAGTAGTCGAACTTCGGGTTCCGTGGATCAATGATCCAAGAGAAGCGCCACTTCATTTCTACAGGCCACTCTCCGATAGGCACCTTGAACCACTGTGCTGGTATGCCTGCCATCATAGCCTGTCGTCGTCGCTTGATACGTGCGCCGGACAACTCCAACGTCATGAACAAGCTACGCCAGTTGGTCACGTTAGCCGCGTTCCCTATATTGATGAGCCCGGTGGTCTTACCTACACCAGTACAAGCCACGATCATCGCAGACTCGCCCAAGCCTAGGCCGTTGCCAGTCCACGTGTCTACCGGCGGGATACCCGTCAGTATACGCTGAACATCACTAGCGTCCATGATCGGCTCCGGATTACTGTCTACGTAGTCCAGTTCGTACCCAGATGCATTGTGATGTGCTATCTCTTCGTTAAGCTTGACAGCCTCTGTCAGATACTCCTCTGCGCCCTGACCCATCTGAAGCATGGTCCCGTGCTGTTCTTGCAGCTGGCCCATACGTACCGTAGCCAGATAGCCTTGCAGCTGGCCTAGGTAGTAATCTGTATTGATGGCGTCACGGCGCGTGCGTGCGATCATACCCAGTACAGTACCCAGCGACTCAAACTCAGTCGGATCCAGCAACGTGGCAGTAGTCCCATCCATATTCTGAATGAGGTACTGCACATGCAGCTGTAGCGTCTTGAAGTCGGGATGCTGAGTGTACTGCATATGATAGCACTGTAACGCCTCATAGATCAGGCGACAAGCAGGTAGTTCGAAGTCTGTCAACCGTAAGTAACCCATTACCTGTGTCATGAACTGACCGCTAAGTATTAGTTGTGTCAGCAGGCCAATTTGAAAATCACGTGTATACGCTCCTGGCATGAGACTCTCCTTTTAGGTAGTGATCAGCCTTCCGCACTCTTGCTCCAGCGCCTGTAAGTTTACAGCAGTATGCTTACGTGCGAATTCGCATAATCGACTATCTGCCTCCAGCTCTTCCCTAGCTTGCACACCATATATCTTGCATAGCCAAGGACTGAACTTCTCTGAATAGAGCACGCGAAAGCATGCTGTGAATGGTAGCGCGGGGTCCATGAGTAATGC